CAGCCCACGATACGAGCTTCAGGATCACGGCCCCTGAATAATTGATAAGGGCAAAGACCGGAGACCATCCGTTTAGACCCGCCGCCTGAATCGTCTCGGAAACTGAAGCGGCTGCCCCTGCCGGTGTCGTCGTCGTCGTCGAGGCCGTCGGCGTTGAGGCAGCCGCCGTCTTCAGGTTCTGAACCGTCGAATTCATGTTCCGCATAGCCAGCGACACTTCCTTCGCCCATTTCTGGACGGAGGATTGAAGCTGCCCCGCGTCTGAGGTGTTGTCCTGAACTACGGACCGGGGGAACTCGGTTACAGGAATGGGCTCGATTGAGGCCATCAATACGGCCCTCCCAGCCTACCTTCCGGAACCATCTTCGAGATACGCCAGCCGCAATTAATCTGGTTGCTGTTGATCCGGACACGGAGATATCGACCCATGCGCCTTATGTCGGCCTTGGTCACATAATTTCCGTCACCCTGACAGTTCACTTCCACGGGGTTGGACCACACGAGGGATGAGTCGAGGTTCTTCCTTGAGCCAATCTGGACTGTTACGACGAGGGGATTCGTACCGATCACGAGACCGGGAATCACTTGGAAATTGATGTGAAGAGTGTCGTGGTATTTCCAGACTTGGGAGTCCCGGGCATCGAAGTCGGCGGTCTCATACTGGCAGAGCATTGCGTTCCCGTCCCGGTCGTACCCTTGGTTAAGAAGGGCGAGCGTCGGGGCGCCCTTAGCTTCATTAAGCTGGAATCCTGCAACGGAGTAGTCCAGAGGTGCGTCGCTATTCAAGCCCTGCCACGACTGGGAGGCCGGCCACGACAGGGGGGCAACCCACGAACCCTGTGCCTGGTTCCACGGAATATTTTGAGCGAGGTTGAGCCGGGCAACGGCCGTGATCCCATGAAGAATAAGAGCCGGGTGAACGGACGGATCGTAGTCGTCGATCGTGCAGGAGTCCTCAATGTAATTGTAGATCAGAACCCGATACGAGGCATCTGAGGAGGACCCACCGATCACCGGGTACGCAAACCAGACTTCAAAGCTCGCCTCGTTGTGGTAGCCTACAATCTCATTCGCCCGCGTCCGGTCGAGCTCTGCGTACACCTCTACCGAGTGCTGCCGCGCCACGGCTGCCAGCTGATTGCCTCCCGTGTACTTGTAGATCTCACGATTGCCGAAGAAATACATCGTATCCACTGCGGGAGCTCCCGGCACCCCGGCGTTTGCCGCGACCTTGCAAAATGAATAGTTCCCAAGCAGCCCCTCGTTTGTAATCTCGGGCCGGATGAAGAATGTACCTTGGTCGATACCGACGTACTGGACTGACTGGACCGATCGGTTCTTGAAGATGTACCCGTAGTCACCGAGCGTGTCGAACCAGAGAAGAGGGCCGTTCACTTGGACACCCGCGTTCTCGACCTGACCGGCCCCATTCGCATCGACGGAGAGGATCTCAGTATCTGTTGCGATCACGGTTCCCGCGGCGAGAGCTCCTGTGAGCACCTCTGTCGTGGCCTGGAACCCATAGTATTCGAGGAGGGACGTGCTGAAGTTTCCAGAAGCAACGACAGCCGAATTGTTGGCCACAGTCACGTGAGGTTGGCCCACGATGAACTCCCCGGCGAAATGAATCGTCGCCTGGGTGAACTGAGTGGACGTCTTCATCAAAGTGATCGTGTTGGCGGATAGGTTCACGCCCACGACCAGGTAGATGTCGATCCCCGCGTTCGGGTACGGACCCACGGACACATAGTTTCCCGAGGTGAACTGAGGGGCTGTGGTCGTCGAAACCGTTACCTGCTGCCCAACGGAGGGAGCCGTGAACTGGGCCGCAAGCTGGCAGATCGTCGCGTCAGGGGCGATAGCGTCCGTCGTGACGGTGAGGATCGCAGAGTTGTTCTCGAAATAAAGCTGACCTCCTACCGTATAGGGGATGAAGGTGTTGACGAAAATGTCCTGCGTCGCCGCGATGGGAACCATCTGAGAAAATCCGGAAACCTGCCCTGACTCCCCCGTTGCTGGGATCGTCGCCGTGACCGAGAAATAGGTCGTGGTACCCCCGTAGATCATGCTCATGAACTGCCCGACCGCGAGAAGCGCAGCCGTGGCGGAATCGACGTAGATCCAGCCGGAGGTCGTTATCCCGTCCAGCGGGGGCATCGTGAAAGGCTGCGTCGTGTGAAGGAGCGCGGAGGTCGCGGTTGACCCGACCGGAATCCAGCAGGTCATATCGTCCGTTGCGCACCACTGGAAGATGTTCCCGCTCCAAGCGACGACGTAGTTTCTGAACACGTTTACGCCCTGAAATCTCTGGTTTGGGTCCAAACCGATCACGGGCAGCATGAGCGAGTTTAGCCCGTTCCAGAAGACCATCTCAGAGTTGGGCTGCGCGAACACGCATTTGTCGTAGAACGAGCATCCCACGATCCGATTCCTTATTCCGGCCACGTTGGAGCCGTAGTCGTAAAGCTGGAAAAGGCTCGCCTTGCTCGCATCGCCCGGGGTCGTAATCGAGTAGATCTTCCTCGCCGTGCCCACGATCCCCACATTAAGCGACGGCTGGTAGAACTGCGTCTGAAAGATCATGTTCGCCGCTGAGTCTAAACCAGGCGTTAGCGTCATGGTCTTCATCCCTTGGGCGTTCTTCGCAACACCCTTCTCAAAGCGAACATTTGATGCCACGGCCGCCGAGCGCACGTCCGGCTCCTCCGAGCTTACCCGGGTGATCAACCCGAGTGTCGGAGCTACAATCGGTACCTCAAAGCCTCCTGATGCACGGCGCATGAACTCACGTCTTGATGATGCAGTTCATCCCAAGGGACGGCTGCAAATTGTTGTGCGGGTCCGTCGTGGAAGGGGTGATCGTATTGCCGCCGACCGCCGTCGAGCTCGTGCTGCCCTCGCCGGTCACAACCGGGTACACGCCCGACGGCTGGGAACCGTTCTGATGCTGGCCGCTGTACTGAGCCCACGCGTAGCTGTGCGAGTGGTTCGGGATCTGGTTGATCGTGAGGGTGTCGGTCTCCGTGCCGGTCGTCCGGCCCACGGACCACGCAGTCGCGTCAGAGGCCGTGCCCGTTCCGATGCCCACAAGAACGCGGCCGCGCGAATCGGGAAGCCCGAAGGTCGTGGTCCCGTTTCCACCAAAGGTAACGCCCAAGAGTGCCGCCAGGGCCGGATAGGTCGCGATCAGGGGCGTAGATCCATCGCAGTTGAGCCAACCCGCAGGCGCTGTTGGTGCAGGCCAGTGTACGACCATGCCCGTGATCAGGGTACCCGGCACATTCCACGTGGGAGAGGTTGCCGAGCCTGTGGACGTCAGGACCGTGCCCGCTGAGCCGTAGGGAGTCGGAAGGCCGTTGGGGACCGCTGCCGGGTTCAACTGCCCCGTCGTCATATTGAATGACACCGACAGGAAATTGATGATCAGCTGCGTGAGATTTCGAATCGCGGCTGCTCCCGCGGACACGAAGCCCGTATCCGGCGGCTGGGTGGGATCGAAGGGAGTGAGTAGCATGGTAGTCTTAGAACCCCATCATGCGGGAGGTTCGGCCGCGAACCGCGTGGGAGTTGTCGTCGGCGGAGGCTTGCCGGAAGTACCCGGTGAACCCCGGGCCACCCTCGATCATGCGCGATGCCTCCTGTTTCATCGCAATGGAGTCTGCATCAGAACCCAGCGAAAAGACGAGGAATTTGCACATCTCGATAACGAGCATCGGGTACCGGGAAGTGAGGTCGTTCGAGTCCGCCGGGTTCACCAGAGGCGCCAGATACGAGTACGTGTCCACTTGGAACTGCGAGTCCGGCGGCAGCGACCCCTGGTCCATTGGACCCGGAAAATAAATCGTCCAGAGGTTATTGTTCGCCGGGTCCTGCTCCAAGTACGCAGTTCTCTCGGCTACGTTTACCCCGATCTGCGTGAGGCGGTTTACTTCCTGGCGTGTGAAGATCCTCCACAGGCTGTTCCCGTACGGGGTTCCATCGGAAGCGTAGAGCGAGTTCGCCCCGCTTTGGAGTTCCTTGAACGTGGCAGGCAGAACATACGTGAATGGACCCGGACCAGTCACGTTCAGCGTGAACGGAATCGTCAGCTTCATGCACTGCCACGAGCGCCTCTGGCACAGCTGGTTTATCCCCTCATTGATAAGGGTCGGAATCGTACCCATGTACGGCTCCTGCGCCGACTTCAGAGCCAGCGTAATGAGCGTCTGCATTAGGCCAAGGTTCATGTGCGCTTCCCCGTGATGTCGGCCTGGGACGCCTCGAGGTCCTCCTGAATGTACGGGGCTAGGATCTTCTGGTAAGCTTCCTCGTGGACGAGCCCGGCCGGGTCAGTGATTGAGTCAAACGCCAGGGCGGCGGACTTCTGGAAAACCATGTTGAAGTAGTACGTGATCAGGGGCGTCGTTAGCGTCGGATCAGTCACGGCCGCCGGGTACGCGAAATAATTCATCGTCACCAAATGCGATACCGTGTCGGGAGCCGGAAGATCCAGATTGAACGTGGGGGTGCCGGCCGTGAAGTCCTGCGTATAGATGAAACTGTTTTTCGGAAGCAGCCCGAGAGCATTGCTCTGCCCAAGAAGTTTCTCAACTTCCGGACGCGTGAACACCGGGACCAGACTGTTGGCCACTGAATCAAACACCGGGTACCGCCCGTCCTGAAGCTCCTTGAAGTCCGCGGGTAATGTGACACGCGTAGTGCCCACTGCAACCGCACCCTGCCCAATCGACTTCATTTGCTCGAACGAATGCGCCAGGGCAATCTCGTGGATCGCCCGGTTCACGAAGTCCAGGTACTGGGGAACCAGATCGTCGCGCTGGATCGTATCCGTCAGGCGGTCGATTACGGTCTTGAAGGTAAGGGCCATGGGCTAAAAGAAAACGGCGGCGGTTCTCGCGCGAGCAAGAAACCGCCGCCGGTAAGCAGGCGCGTCGTACGGAAAGAAAAGGATCAGACGCCGTGAACGGTGTCCGGCGCGGCTCCGCGCTTCTTCGGGTCGTTCGAATCGTTGATGCCGCCCTTGCCGGTCTCGGTCTTCTCGGGCGGCATGCCGCCGATGGTTGAGATCTGCTCTTCAGGCGTGCGGGACGGCGAATGGACCTTCCCTGAGGAGGGGATCTTCACGCCGCTCTTGCCGCCGGACGGTTCATTGTAGGCTTTGGCCATGGTCGTAGTGGGTTGAGATTAACGTACTGAAGGGTGATTACTGCTCGACGATGTTGTATCGCGCGGCGACTGCGAGGATTTTCTTCGCCAGAGCCGTGTCGCGGACAATGGTCAGACCCCCGCGCATGACGTAGGTCGTCTTGTCCTCGAACACGAGTGTCTCGCCCGGGTGGATGTTCTTCACGAAGTTCCACTGGGTCTTGACGCCTGGGGCGACCGCCGGGGCAGGAGCCTCGACGACTGTCGGCTCCGAAGGAGTGGTCGTCTCAGGCTTTGCGGGCTGGACGTACTCCCTGGCAATCGTGGGTGCGGGCGCGGACGGCGGAGGTGCCGATTGCGCAAGTGATCCTGATGCCGTCAGGACCTGAGCCGCAGACTCGGGCTCCTCCACGGGCGGAGGCGGCGCCTCGAAGCCTGCTGGGGCTGCGGGGGCCGGCTCGGGAACCATGTCGGGTTCCGGTGCGGGAGGAGGGGCGCTCGCGACCTCGGGAGCCGCGCTTTCCGGCGCAACGTCTCCGAGAATCTCGGCTGCGGACTTGATTTCTTTCGGCATAGAAGACCTGTGCGGCGGCTACCGGCCGCTTAGTTGCCTGAGATCAGCTGGAAGTTGTACGCGTGCCCAAAGGCGTTCGCAAACTTGAGCTTGACGCCGAGCTTGGCGCGGAACTGCTCCTGATACGCGTCCTGGCCGCGGGTCTGGATGTTCCTCTCGAGGAAGAGGGGCTCCATCGTCTTCTGGACGATGTTGGGCATGTCGATCACGAACATCGACGCCTGGTAAGCCGTGAGCTCTTGCAGGAGCGGGTGGAACGTGAGCTCAAGGATGCCGAGCGGCGTGACGATGGTCGTCACGTTCATCCCGAACACCGTCTCGTTGTTCATGATCCTGAAGCCCGCGGCCGCCGAGTTGGCGTAGTCGGACAGCGCCTGGAAGGCGAGGGGGCCGCAGAGCCCGAGCTTCTGGTTCGAGCCGAAGACCATGAAGGAGCGCAGCCACGCCTTGGTCTGCGTGAGGGTCACGCCGCCCGTGCCGCCGCCGTTCAGGATGTTCGTAGAGGCGAGGCCGGCACGGGTGATCGCGTCGCGAACGCCGCCGGTCTGATAGATGTATCCGTTGATGCCAACCAGGCGATTGCGCCGGCCGAGCAGGAACGCCTTCTCGATGTCGCCGCAGATCTTTTCCAGGGCGTAGATCCGCCTCTCCCGTAGCGGCCCCTCCATGTCGGAGCGGAGCACGGTGCCCTTGAAGGCGTTGGTGAGGAAGACCGAGCTATTGAACGTCTCAACGAAGTTCTTGAGCTCCTGCGGATTCTCGTACACGGCCCGGGTGGGCAGCGCGCCTTCCTCCGCCGCGATGAACAGGCGGGACCAGAGGTCGCCCGCATTGATCGCGGCCGGGGTCGTGCCGGCATGGCCGCGCTCGACGGCGACCGCCGACTGCGTGGCGTCACCCGTCACACGGACGTACTCGCCGGTACGGATGTTCTCGAGCACGGTGTTGAGGGAGAGACCGGCCCACACTGCGTTGGCGGGCGTCGCGCCGTCATTCCAACCGATCGTCGTGACCACGGACGAGTAGGCGTTGTCCGAGTAGAAGTTCTGGCGAACCGGATCGCGCTCGAACCAATTATACTCAGTGCTCTCAGCGTTCTCCTTGCGGAGCATCGTCATGAGGGCGAAGAGGACGGCCCCGTTGCCGATACCCTTGGCATGCCTCACCGTGACGTGCTGCTGCCATTCACCTGTGAGGTCGTCGGTGTCGGCGTTCTGTACTGCGAGGAGGCCAGCGATAAGGGACATTGAAGTAGGTGGTTAGTTGACGGTTGATGTAAAACTTTCCTTTTGGACAGGAAAACTTTCCATCCGTCAATTATTTTCTTAATTTGTGTGCCACACTAATTACCAGAGCGACTCAATTATCGAGGAATCCCCGCTTTTGCCCTTGGTTTCCTTGCCGGGCGTGGCGGAGGGCAGATTGGCCCCTGGGGGCTTGACGACTGCTCGAGCGGGTGCCGCGGCTCTCGCCGGGGGAGCCCCGACAGCTGCGGCCGCCGGCTTGGCTCCCGGCGCCGCTGCGGGCTTTGCCGGGGTCCCCGCCACCAGAGCCTCCAACTCCTCGCGCGTGAATTCCTTGTCCCCTATCTTGATCTTCGAGGGCGCGAACCTGTTCTTGAAGATCTCAACCTGGTTGTGGACCTCAGCCTGAAACTCCTTCATCGAAAGCGTCCGCATGCGATCGGCCTGATTCTGCACGAGGGCGAGCGTCGCGTTGTTCACAAGATCCTTGTCGTCCTTGTGCTCTGGATACGCGGTGATGTAGTTCTGCCACTCGCGCTCGTTGGCCGCCTCAGCCTGGGACTGTACGATCGGCGTAAGCTGCCCTCGGAAATCATCCAGCACGGGCTGGAGCTCGGCGTACATTGACTTCCTCGACATGAGGATTGCCGTGGCCTGCGCCTGCTGAAGGAGCGCCTTAAACGTGGCGACCCCCTCTTTCCCCCCGTTCAGCATCGTGTCCAGCTGAGCCTCCGTGACCTCGGGCACTGGAAGCTCGGGGGCGAGTTTCGCGATCCACGCGCTATCGTTCTTTCGGATCTCGGCACGCTCGGCCGCGACCTCATCGGCCGTCTTAGCCTTCGGCTCCTCAGCGACAGACTTCACGGGTTCCGCAGCGGCCGCGGGCGCCGCTGACTTCTTCAACGCCTCAGCGAGTTCCTCCTGGGTGTACTCCTTATCGCCCACCTTGATTTTCGGTGCAACCGCGGGAATTTCTACCTTCGCCGGAGCGGCTGCTGTAGGTTTCGCGGGGACGACAGGCTTGGCACCCTTGGCTGGGGCTGCGGCGGCCGGCTCGGGCTTGGCACCTTCGGCCGGGGCGGCTGCGGGCTCCTCCCCTGCGGCGGGAGACGCCGGAGCATCGCCGCCTGGGAGTTTAGGCTCCTCCTGGGTCTGGACCTGCGGAGCTTCCTTTCCGGGGACGCCCGCAATGGCGTCCCTCATGTTCCAATCAGCCGGAAGACCAAGGGCTTCTGAAACTGAGACTGTGGGTTCGGCAGGCGTGCCTGCCGGGGGAGATGATAGGGCGCGTGGCATAAGTTGTTATCCTCGACCCATTTTCTGTGGGTCCTTCCGAGCGAGAATGCCGATTGCCTGCTGCAACCCTGCCGCTTCTCCTTGATGTTTAAGGATTAAGGCCGGATCACCGATAGCGCACTTCTCTTGGGCTCGGACCAGTGCCTCTTCGAGGTAATACTGGACCAACTTTCGAAACGGAGACTCAGGCATCTTGTGCCAGATCTCACCTTCCTCTTGCTCTGAGATCGAAGTCGCCTCGGCTAGGGTGCGCTTGATGATTGCCACAAGCGCATTATTCCGCGCGAAACAACTACGTCGGCAACACGAAAATGAATTAACGTGCCACGTTAATTACGATTTTCGTGATCAAGTATTACCCGGGTGGGCTCGAGGCGGGAGGGCTGTGGGCTGTGGCCCCTGAAGCATTCCGAACCCCGACGCGAGCCCCGGCTTGGGTCCCGGCCGCTGTCCGGCCGCCTGCCTATGTATCGGTCCATTAATGGGATGATGAGATGGTCGGTGTCCCGGGGGCGGTGGAGGAAGTCCTCCTGGCGTCGCTGGTCCGCCTGGGTGGGGGATCGGCATTCCAGCTGGGAGAGGACCGCCTGTGCCGGTCTCGTTGATGCCGATGTCTCCCATGAGTTGGAATCGCTCGGCCGGCGTAAGCTCGTTGATGTCGCCCTTGAGAGTCAGGCTCGGCTTGACCTGCGGGATCGGCTTCGCCTGTGCTGCCGCGGCCGCCTTCTCCTGCTGGATGATCGCCTGGGCTTTCGCGATGTCGGCTTTCCTCCACCGGATCTCCTCGGGCTTTCCACCTCCCGCGCGTATCAGTTCCAAGAATACATCCCTCGGATTAATGTTCCCGGGCGCTGGCTTGAACACGTCGGGGAACTGCTGCATCCCCTCGAGGGTGCGGGTCAGCGCGGCCACCTTCTTCGCGTCGGGGCCGGGAAGCGCGCCGTCGTGAGCCCTGAAGCTGAATTCCCCCTGGATCACGTCGTTCGAGATCACGTACGGGGAGCCCTCGTCCATGTCGTCGCCCCCGAGCTCGTCCGAGCCCGAGATCTTGCGGTAGAGCGTGTCGTCGAAGAACTGCTGGAAATTGGCGACGAACCTCTTCGTCTGTGGGACCAAGGCGGAGACTGAGAGGAGTCTCGCGATTGCCGAGAGTCTCCCCGCGGCCATCTGCTGCGTGCCCGTGAATGCCGTGGCCGTCTGCCCGGCTTCCCCGGCCTGCCCCTGCAAGTTCTGATTCGCGCCGCTCGTCGCTTCCGCGAATGAGATGAACCCCTTCATCTCCCCAAGGAAGTTGGCTGTCATGTCCACCATGGGAACCTGCTTAATGATCGAGTTCAGATCCATGTTCTGGCCCTCGGGCAGGATCGAGATGAACTTGCCCTCCTTCTCCGGGTCCTCGAAATCCGAGATGTCGATCAGGTTGGACTTCGCGATGAACACATTGCCGATCGTGCGCGTCACCGCCTCCTGGTGGCGATTTTTGAGATAGTCCACGTAGTCCTGAATGTTCTTCAGGATCATGACCCACGACGGGGAAAACTGGTAGAACGGGGACGGGCGCGCCTCACCCACCGAATACGGGAAGCTCGAGTGCTCGTACGTGCTCTCGTTGCACGACAGCGGCTCCTTTTCGTTCCCGAGGGTGATCTGGAATATCTCAGGGTCAGTTCGATCGTCGATGTCGTAGTCCTTCGGAATGATCTTCACCCACAGTTCCACAAAATCAATCACGCCCGGGTCTTTGGCGTCGGCACGTGAATCAACCGGTGTTGCCACCTTGCCGCGTT